CAACACCTGGATTAAAAACCGCAGTATACGAATGCAGAGGTTGTATGCGATTACACCGTGTTGATGTTAAAGAAAATATTGTTGCAGAACCTACATTATGTACTGAATGTGGTGGAAGAAGTTTCCGTCCAGTATATGATTTATCCGAGTTTCGTAATTATCGTTATGCTAAACTTGAAGAACAGTTAGAGTTGAGGAGTGGAGGTTCAACAAGGGAATTTAAAGTGTATATGGAGGATTATCTTGCAAGTCCACATCATAATCTTAAAGCCGGTGATGTAGTGGATATTCTTGGTGAGTTTAAAGTCCGTAAAACAGATAAGAAGCATAAAGATGATTTTGAGTTTCTTATTGATTTGCATAATATTACACCTGTGGATAATGCTTTTGAAGATTATCGTATAACTGAATCGGATAAAGAAGAAATACGGGAACTTTCCAAAGATTCGCAGATATTTGAACGGTTGGTTAATAGTCTTGCACCGGAAATAGTAGGTTATACTATTGTAAAGCAAGGATTATTATTACAATTGTTTGAGGGTTATAGACCTGCTGATGATGTATTTAAATCTGAAGTTATGGATAGATGGACAATTCATGTATTGTTAATCGGAGACCCTGGAATTGGAAAAAGTCAGTTGGTTACTGCTTTACAAGCCCGTGCTCCGAAATTGAATTATATTAGTGGTGCGGATACTACTCGTGCGGGTTTAACTACTGCTGCGGTTAAAGATGAATTGACTGGTGCTTGGACATTAGAAGCCGGTGCAGTTGTTTTAGCAGATACTGGTGTTTTGTGTATTGATGAGTTTGATAAGTTGCCTAAAAGTGTTCAGAAAACTTTAAATCAACCTATGGAACAATTAACTGTCAGTAGTACAAAGGCAGGTTTGATGCAGACTATGTCTGCTCGTACAAGTGTTGTTGCATGTGCTAATCCGAAATATAGTAAGTTTAATAATTATAAAAGTGTTAAAGACCAAATTGATATTCCGGACAGTACATTATCCCGTTTTGACCTTGTATTTAAATTAGAGGATACTGTGGAAGTTGAAAAGGATACTATGATTGCAACAAGTTTGTTAAATAATAATCGTGGTGTGGATAATAATTTGAAGATAATTCCAACCGAATTATTTAAAAAATATATTACATATGCGAAACTTGAAGTATTTCCCGTGTTAAATGATGATGCAAAACAAATACTCGTGGATTTTTATGTTAAAACAAGACAAGCCGTTTATAGTGATGAATCCGCAAAACCGATAACTGCAAGAGATTTAAAAGCAATTGAAAGATTAACAATTGCTCGTGCTAAAGCAGAATTACGAGAAGAAGCAACAGTTGATGATGTGAAATGTGCGATTAGTATTTACACAAAAGCATTGGAAACATTGGATTTATCACCGGAAACAGCAGGGGAATTACAGCAGGTTATGAGCAACGGACAAATGAAAATGGTTAATGATACGGAGGAAATGTTATTAGCGAGAATGCGACATTATAGTGTTAGTAAAGTGAATGATACAATATTATATGATGTTCGCCGAGAATTAGGTGTTAAATGTTTTGAAACAAAATATGATGCTGATAGTATATTGGATATTGCTTTGCAGAATGTTAAAAAACAAATTCGTAAAGGGAAAGTGTTATTATGAAAAAGAAAGTTACAACAATTAATCTTGATATGGATATATGGGAGAAATCCCGCCGTGAGTTTCCATCATTATCTGAATTTGTTAATAGTGTGTTAAGAAGTTATTTCAGTAATGATGATTTTATGGCAGTGGATATTCAAAGAGAATTGGATAAAATTAAAGAGGCACAAGTTAATATTCATTTATTAACTTTAAAGCAAGATGAAAGTATTAAAGAGTTAGAGTTAAGTGATAAGCAGTTGAATAATGCTTGGTTGAGTGTTTGGAGCAGATACCGTAATGGTGTGTCTGTTGATGATGCGGAGGTTGAAGATGTTTGTAATATTTTAAATGTTAGTATGGAGTATTTATTAGAACTGGTGGAGGTTTTGTTGAATTATGCTGAACCGGAGCAGTTAAGTGAATGTGATAGTTTCCGTGCTGCTGAACGGTTTTATTTGGCATATAAAGATTAAATCTTTTTTTTTGAATGTGGGTGATTATAAGATGTTCTGGAGAAAAAAATCAAATGAAGATAATATTAATTTAATTGAAGAAGTGAGTAATTTAAAAGAAGTTGTTAAAAAACAATCTATTTTAATTGAAGATTTAGTTGAAGAAAATAAAGGTTTATTAGAGAATTATGAAGAAGTAGAATTTAATATATCTAAATTAACTAATAAAGTAGAGAATAATATATCTAAATTAATTAATGTTATAGAGTATAATTTTCAAGAGGTTAAAGATCAGTTAAATTTACAAAACGACATAGACGGAATACCTAAAAATGACGAACCGGAAACATACAGAGAATATCATAAAACTTATATTAAAAGAATACCGGAATTAACATTAATCGATAATACGGGTAAATTAATGGTGGGAAATGGTCGAATATGCAAATATAATATGGATACATTAATCGGATTAAAAAAAGATATTCCGGATCTTGATTTAAGTTTTAATAAACTTGCAAAAAAATATGGTTTAAGTCCATATAATACTATTACATTATGTGCGGGAATTGAATATAACCATTATCAAGATTTATATGAAGCATATAAAAATAAAGAATTGCCCGATACAGTTACAGTAAATAGAAGTGTTAAACCATATACTCAAAGAGGTTTAAATTTTGATGGTTTTTATTTTACAGCATCCACCGGAACATATACTAAAATTCCTTTATTTAATATTGTGCAATTATCTGAAATTTCAGATAATATTGATGAAGTAAACGATAATTTGGATATAAATGTATTAAAGTACGGTATTAAATTTAATCGTTTGCAAAAGATTGTTAAAACATTAAAAGAAACAGATATTTTCACTAATCCAATAGCAATGTATAATAAAAAACCATTATTTGAAATTGAGAATAATAAATTGAAAATTGATGGTGCAAGAACTGGTTTAACAGTTAATCAAATGAATTATATTAAAATTACAATTTTTAATGCAGATAATTTTATGGAAACCGTAGAGAATTTGATTAATGATTACGACCATATTCAACCGTATTTTATTGTTAAATGTGCAAAATTTGCTGATGAGTTGCCGGAAATTAAAAAAGAACCAAATATGATTGTGAATAATCCTGAAAAAAGAAAAGAGTTAGGTATGGGGGGATATTAAATTGTCCGCCTATACTTCTTTTGTAAATGATTATAATAATCCTAAACTCACCGGACATGATGTAAGGAGATTGAATAATCTTAATCATAAAGAATATGGATTATTAAGAAAACAAGCAATACAAAACGGGGACATACCTGCTGTAAGACATATGAATCAACAACAAGCAAAATTCTACTCACAAAAAGCCGATGGCACATACACAGTACAAAAACAAATCGGGGATAAAATAATATATGTTGGTAGATTTCCGGATAAACAAACCAGTAAAAAAGTTGTTCGTGAGTGTATTGAGCATAATTGGCAGGTTAATGAAGTACAAGATTTTATCGATACGGTTAAAGTTAAACCAAAGAATTATAGTCTTGTTAATGGTTATTATGTTATTCAAAAAAGTATTAATGGTGTTAATACTGTTTTCTGTACTTTAAATGCAGATAAAGTTTCAGAGGATATTGTGAAGTCTATTGTTAGTGATTTGCGGGATTGTGGTTGGGATATGTTGGTTACTGATATGGTTTTAAAAGAATACGGGGTGATTTAATTATGAGTGTTAGTTTAAGTAGTTTTATTGGTGATTTTGTAGATAACCATGAAATCAAACACAAAAACGAATTTAAAAAAAATAAAAATGATTATAAGATTACTGATGAATATTATGTGGTTAAAAAGAATATTGGGTAGATTTGCTTTGTGGGTGTATGGTGGTTATCCGCCATCATATTTAATGGATATGGAGGAGTTTAAAATGGCAAGAGTTAATGTTAATGGTGAGGTTATTTTTAAAGGATATTCAGAAGAGGAGATTAGGGAAGCAGTAAAAGTAACTGCACAGAAGTATATTAAAAGTTATGATAAAATGAGTTTTGCGGAAATGGTATTAGTGGAAAATGTGTTGATGAATTTGGAAATGGAGTTGTTTTGTGGGGATATTTGTAAGGAGGATTTAGAATGACTGAAAAACAATGTTTTTTGTGTGGAAAAGAAATTGATTGGCATTATTATGTTTTACCATTCGGATTTATTTGCTATGATTGTGGGGAAAAAATAATTAATCATTTACAAATAGTGGTGAAAGAATGACTAAAAATAAACGATTTGAATTAAAATCTTTCCATTATCATGATTTAAAAGGTGTCATCTATGATAATCTTAAAGAAGAAGAATTGCATTTAAGTTTATATGAAATCGTGAATTTGTTAAATGAAGTTTCTCAAGATGATTACGATTTACAAAAGATAGGGAAGGAAATTAGTAATAAAATTGATGAAATATGGAAATCAAAAAAGACTGTTCAAGAAATAATTAAAAGGCGAAGTTAAAATGACTGAAGATAAACGATTTAAAGTTTACAAAGTTATAGGGCGTTTTCATGAATGGAGTGTTGAAGATACTGTTGATGATAAAGTAGTATTTGATAGTATAATGTGCAAATATTCAGCAGATAAAGTATGTAATAAATTAAATGAACTCAATGATGAAAAGGAAGAGTTAGAAAAAGAGAACAAAGAGTTGCGACAAGATAATGATATTAAATTTTGGAAATTACAATGCCTACAATCATCAAATAATAATCAAATAATGTTATTTGAATTAAGTAGAGCAATACGACAAGGGTATGGAGTTTCAGACAAGTTTAAACAATATTTGGATGAAATAAAAGAACATGATAAAGAAATTCGAAAAAAACATAAGAGGTTATTTGAATGAGTGAAAGAGATGATTTCTGCATATGCTTGGATTGTAAACATCAAGGCGGTATTTGGATTAATGGCCGAGAATTAGATACTTTTTGCACTATTGATAAAGAACCAAATAAATCAAATGAATGTGATTATTTTGAAGGAGTATGAAATAATGAAAAAAGGAGAATTGGTTCAAATATTAGATAGATATTGAGTTTTGAAGACTTAAAATTCAAATTAATATCTAGATTACTAAAAGGATACAGTATATTCTTTTTTCAAAAGGATACTGCATATTATATTAATGACATTCTGATTGATACTGAATTAAAAGAAATTGTATTAAAATATGAAAAAAGGAGTTTAGAGAATGAAGTGTAAAAGATGTGGAACAGATATTGTTGAATATAAAGAAAAAAGAGTGTATTATTCATCAAAATTAAAAAGAAATGTGGTGGAATATATTTGTAATGATTGTTATATTGATTTAAGGAGTTAAACGATGACTAAAAATGACCGATTTATAATTGATATAGGAGAACCACAGCATGAAAATGCTTTTTTTGAATATGATGAGCATTTTGATGATTATGATTTTGTTTGTTGGGTAGATGATTTTGATGAGATTTTAAAAAAGTTTAATGAATTAGGAAATGAGAATGAGCAGTTAAAACAACAATTACAGTATATTCAAAATTCAATTAGTAAGCATATTAAACATCAGAAAACAGAATTAGGTCAGAAAGCATTACAGAAAATAATCGAGGATTATAACGAATGGTTATTAGGACACAAGAGGGATTTGAATGACTGAAAAACAATATAAAATAATGGCAGATAATCTTGGGGAATATTCAGTATTACGACCTAATGGTTCAATTGTATCTACCGAAATTAAAAATAAAACAGAAGCAGAATTATTCTGTGATGAACTGAATGAACTACTTAAAGAAAATATAGAACTTCAAGGTAAAGCATCATCATGGAAAATAACAGCAAGTGAAGAAATTTCTGAAAAAGCAGAATTAATAAAACAGATAAGTGAACTTAATGAAGAGAATGAATACTTACAGAAAAGATTACAGATTAATAATTCAGATAGTATAGATACATTAAATGATTTGCAAAGATGCAGAAATAATAGTATAAAAGCAGAAAAAACAATTGATACTCTTGTAGATGAAAATAACAAATTAAAAAAAGAAAATGAAAAGTTAAAAAATGCAAATAAGTCTCTTTGTAATTTTAGAAATTTTACTAACATTGAACATATAAGAACAAAAGATGAAAATGAACAATTAAAAAAAGCATTATTCTTTTATCTTGATATTGTTTTTTCTGAATCTTTAACTGATTTTGATAAATGGTGCAACTTGTTATTTAATTGTAATTATGAAGAAGCAAAAATAAACTATGGTGATTTTGAATATAAAGAAAGGTGGGAATCCGAATGACTGAAAGTAAATATAAAATTAAATATATGGAAGAATATCGACAATTCCACATATTCAATAAAGAAGAATATTTAACCGCAGCACAAACATACGAAGATGCTGGAAGAATAGTTGAACTATATGAGTTATTTGAACAAGAATTAGATAATACTAAACAACTTGCAAATGATTACTTCCAATTAACAATACTAAAACTATTACATTGCATTGCAACAAGCAATAAAGGTTGGACTGATGAACAAATAGAGTATATCCAATATATGAGAACTATATTATTCAATAAAGAGGATTAATAATATGAATAGGCGAACAAAAGAACAAATATACCAAAAACTTGAAAAACAAAAACAAAAAATAATAATACCTAAAATAAAATGGTTAATGGCGAGTAACTGTACTTTTATGATTACACCATTAATTAACATTGAATTATTAACATGGCAAGACCCAATCACACAAATACAAATATGGGAATGGGTAATATTAGCAACAAACAAAAATAACAAAGCATATGAGGTGATATAAAATGAAAGCAAATATTTACACAATTTTAAGAGATGCAATCAACCGTTTCTATGGTTTAAGTCGTAGTGGAGAATTAACAATAACAATCATAACACCAACCGGCAAATATGATAAAATAACTAAAATTGATGTACAAGACTACTATAACCGTGAAACACATAAAAAAGACCGTAATATAAGAATAAAAGTTGATAAATTATGAATTTCAATGTAATTGACGGGGAATACGATTCCCCTACACTTTTTAAACGATTTGTAGAATTATACCATACCAGTATGCGAACAACAGAAATCCGTGATGAATTAGGAGTTACAGATACAAAAATGAAGAAATTAAGAGCAGAAGCACTTGAAAAAGGATTAATTAAACCCCGCAATCCTTATGCTCGTGGCAGACCAAAACATAAAGCAAGGGTTAAAAATTATGGTCGATGCGGTACTTACTATACTATCCGACATAAACGGAAGTATTATTGCAGTTGTAAAACCGAAAGACAAGCACGGAGGATTGTTGAATTGTTTGAAGAGTGTGGTTGGGATATTAATGAGAAAGACCGTATTAAAGCGGAGGTTAAAGGATTATGAAAAAAATATTTATTGATGACCGTGAGCAATCACGGATAAAACCTGCATTAGAATATTATAAGGATAAAGCAGATGAAGTAGAAAAAACCCATTTATTAAATGGGGATTATGTTTTTATGGATAATGATATTCGTGTTGCATTTGAATATAAAACAATAGAAGATTATTTACAAAGTATAACAGATAATCGTGTTTTTAATCAAATGATTAATCTATCTAATGATTTTGATTATCATTTTCTGATTATTGTAGGGAGTGATAAACAGAGGATTGAATTATTTAAAAAACAAAAGAGATATACTGGTAGATATATGACAATGGAACAATATTATGGTAGTATTGCAAGTATTTGTAATTTTAGTAGTGTTTTACAAGTAAATACTGAAAAACAAGCATTTCTTTTAATGTGGAAAATTGCTGAACATTGTACTAATTTAAAACCAGTATTAAAACGGTTTAACAAATCAAAAGGTACACCGGCATTAAGATTATTGGCAAACAATGTTAATAGTGTTGGTGTTAAATTGGGGGAGCGAATTTGTAATGATTTGGATTTGGTTAGTGTGAGTGATGTTTTAGATTTGGATAAATCGGATTTAGTGTCGGTTGATGGTATTGGGGAGGTTAAAGCGGAGGATATTCTGTTGCAGTTGCATAGGGAGTTTGATTTATAGTATTAATATATGATAACCATAAACATATATTAAAATCATTATTCAAAATAATAATAATAAAAGGAGGAGTTATAATGAAAAAAATAATAATACTATTATTAATTTTAATAACAGCACTATTTGTAATATCCACTGTAAGTGCAAATGATGATGATATAATAATAGATGATAATGAAAAAACAATAACAGTAACAGGAAAAGCAATAGTATACGATGACACATACACAGACTACTCAAAAAAAGCACAAAAACAAATCGAAAAATACGAGAAATACAACAAAAAAAATCCAACAAAATACACAATTACATTATCAGATAAACAATATAAAAAATTAGGAACAGCCGAAAAACAAGATAAATATAAATCTATTCAAATCGAAACATATGAACCAATTATAATTAAAAAACCAGTACTTAAAACAAATAAAGTAAAAATTTTCAGCAAAACATATTATACTGAAAAACAATTCAATAAAGCATTAAAAAAATTTGAAAAAAGATACGATTCAAACGATTATAAAATTAAAGTCAAAACAAAATACAAAAAAGAAACAGATATACATAGACATACATTCACTCTACCAATGTATAGTAAAATCATTATCTATCAAAAAGAGTATAAAGTATTATACTATAAAACCAAAAAAGACACCGTAACCGCATTTTTATGGGTTAATGATTATAAAAATTACATAATTGACGGAGTTTATTTTGGAGCATTAAAATTAGGATGGTATGGTGGAGAAATATATTCTAATGAAATATATGTAGAACCATATGAAGATGGGCTTGAAGGAGGTGTTTCATCAGAAACAAGTAGTACCCCATATCATTTTTAAAATAATTATGGGATTGAACATTAAATAATACCACATCCCATAATTAATAAGTAATGATACTAACAGACAAACAAATAACCGAAAAAATAAAAAACAAAGAAATAACCATAACACCACCACCAACACCCGAACAAATACAACCATCAAGCATAGACTTAAAATTAGGCAACGAATTTTACACAATAATACCGCAAGAACAACCATTAGACATAAAAAACCAAAACCCAAAATACAACAGCATAACCGGAAACGCAATAATATTAGCACCCAATCAATTCATATTAGCAACCACCAAAGAATATATTAGTCTACCACCCAACCTTGTAGCCCGTGTTGAAGGAAGAAGCAGCATCGCAAGAATCGGAATAATGATACATGTAACCGCAGGATTTATCGATGCAGGATTTGAAGGAAACATCACATTAGAGATTAAAAATGTGAGTGAACAACCAATAATCCTATATGAAAACATGAGAATAGCACAAATACTATTTGAAGAATTAGGCGATACTCCCAACCGTGTTTACGGTGAATGTGGTAATAAATATCAAGGACAAACCGGTGTAACTGGCAGTATGATTTTCTATGATACAGATACAGACAAATACGGTGGTGGAGCATGACATTACACATTAGTATAAATGCAACAGATGATGAATTAAAATATAGTTTGATTGATTATCTTACAGATTTTTTCAAGCGGAAAACATATAATGTAACCAGTATTGAATTGTTAAAACAAAGTAATGTTTCAAGTATATTAAACAATCCGGATATGAGTAGTTATGTTAAATTATTATATCTTGCACACTACCGTACAAAAACATATGACATAATAAAAAATAATAATGATTTCCGCTTAATCATATGGGATACCAGTTTCATAGATGACTACATAAATCAAGATAATCTACCGTTGCCATATATTAAAAGCATAAACAGGTACAGCCAAATATACGACCTATACCTAACATATGATAATGAAGTAAATCTAAAAACCAATAAACTAAACCACCATATAATAAAATCAGATGAACATATACTTGAAAAAACAATAAACACAATATTCAACACCCTACCCCGTTGCAACTGGTGCGGAAAAATATTCAAACCATCACAAGCACATAAAACATACTGCACTAATGATTGTGCAAAAGCAAGTCTTGAAGAACAAAACCGTGAAAACAACCGCAACTACCATAGGAGGTATAAAGATGTGATGACCGAGAGAGAGAAAAAAGCATTAGGAAGTAAAAATGCAAACCTACATGGCAAATCACCGAATTTACATAAGGATAAACCGGATTTCTTCAAAGAATTAGAGACAATCCGTAAAGCCAAAAGAAGTATGGGATTATAAAAAACAATACTGTATTTATTAGAGTATAATAATGAAGAAGAGGTTAATCCAAAATGGCATATAGTAAACTCCGACAAGACAGAACATTCCTAATAGAAATCAACACTAAAAAAATAAAATGTCCTATTTGCAATCGTAAAGGAGCATACCGTCGTGTTGATACTGAAATATTATGTGAATGTGGATATGTACACCAAACACCCCACCAATATGTTGCGGGAGTGCGGATTAACACCGATTCAACTTATAAATTAAAAATCAGAAGGAAAGTGAAAAAAAATGAGTAAATATCTTGAATTTAAAAACATTAGTACAATTTTGAATAGTATACTTTTAACCATATTCGGTTTATTGATAGGATATCTTGCAAGTATAGGTTTGAATTTACCCGTTAATGCGGAAACATTAACCAGTATTGGAACTGGATTAATATTATTATGTTTCAGTTACTATAATGCTCGTAATCCTAATACTTTATTTGATGCTGATGCGGATACTATTTATTTAAATGTTGATGAGTTAGATGAGCAACAAGTCCGTGCAATCAATAATTTTATTGAAAATAGCATAAACAGTAATTTAAAAAATAATGGTAATGCTAATATATTAGAAGACATCGACCCCGCCGGAGAATACAACAATGACACCCAAAAAGAAGAGTAATTATGTTTGCATACGAGATAAACAATTAACCCATCACGAAACTGATATAACCGAATTAAAAGCAAGAGCAGACTTTAAAGATTTACGGATTATGGAGATTAAAAGAGATATTGAGAAAATGGATACTAAACTTGACCAGTTAATATTACAATCAGAACGAGATGATTTTAATATTGATAATCGAGTAACCAAGTTAGAGAATACACAGAATGTTTTGAAATGGATTATTGGTATTGGTTTAACTTGTATTGGTACGGCGATTGCTGTGCTAACTTTATTCTTAACAGCACTGCAATAAAAATAGAATAATAAATTAATAGTGAAGATTGTTGTAACTTAACAATAAATGAGGTAAAATTATGAAGATTGAAAAAGTAGACATAAAACAATTAATAAGCCCCGACTACAACCCAAGAGACATAACACCCGAAGAAATGGAAAAACTAAAAACATCAATAACAGAATTTGGTTATATAGACCCAATAATCGTAAATGATGTGAATAACCATATCGTAGGTGGAAATCAAAGATATGAAGCACTAAAAGAATTAGAATATACAGAAGTTGATGTTGTATATGTTCACGAAGAAGATTTAAACCGTGAAAAAGCATTAAATATTGCTTTGAATAAAATTAGTGGGGATTGGGACAATGAAAAATTAACACAAATATTCACAGATTTTAAATTAACTGGATTTGAAAACACCGAACTAACAGGATTTGATGATGCTGAATTAACATTCCTTGAAACAATAGAAGACTATGGATTTAAAGAAGAACAAGAAGATATAAAAGAATACGAACCTCCAAAAGAAGTATTTAAACTATTAATCACATTTGAAAACGAAAAAACACAGCAAGAATACTACGAAAAATTTACCGAAGAGGGATTAGAATGCCGAATTTTAACATTATAAAAAAAATAAATTATGAGCATTCTTTCAGAAACCAAAATATCATAGACAACTTCGATTTAGATGATGTTAAATTTGAAGAAGAATTTAAAGGAAACACAAACATCGAAAATAAAGACTGGAACATCGGATTAATCATAGGAGGAAGTGGAACTGGTAAAACAACAATCGCAAAAGAAATATTTAATCTAAATGAATGTAGCAACCATAAATTCACAGATAAAAGCATTGTAGATGAAATGCCAGAACACTGTAACATCAACGAAATAACAAATATGTTCAACAGTGTCGGATTCGGAAGTGTAACCTCTTGGTTGAAACCATATAATGTTTTAAGCAACGGCGAAAAAATGAGAGTAGATTTAGCATACAATCTACTATCAGAAAAAGAAATAATTGTATTCGATGAATTTACAAGTGTAGTAGACCGAGACATAGCAAAAACAACAAGTTATACAGTACAAAAAAACATAAGAAGAAACAACCGAAAATTCATAGCAATAAGTTGCCACTTCGACATAATCGACTGGTTACAACCCGACTGGGTATACAACACGGACGATGGTTCTTTTTTCATAAAACAGACTGGAAAAAACCAGTCATTAAACTACAAATCTATAAAATCACAAACAAACTTGGTCAAAAAATATGGAAAACATTTAGCAAATATCACTATTTAAGCGGAAACTTAAACAAAACAAGTGAATGCTACATAGGAATATATAACGATAAATTAGTAAGTTTCTGTGCAGTAATACAACTACCATATCAAAAAGGTAAAAAAAGAATTCACCGTTTAGTTGTTTTACCCGAGTTTCAAGGAATAGGAATAGAAACAAAATTCTTAACAACAATCACAGAATACTATGTTAAAAAAAATTGGACAGTATTCATAACTACAAGTAATAAAGGATTAGTATATAGTTTAAAAAAGAATAAACACTGGAAATATAATGATACACATCTAAACACCATTGTTTTACGAGAAAGACCCGAACTATCAAAATATAACATATCAACAGAAGATAAAAAAATAAAATCAAAAAATATAGAAACAAACATTGATAATGTATTTACACGAGAAATCAGCAGTTTCAAGACTAATAAAGAAATATTTTATAATGAGTTAAAGTGAGTGTAAGTGAGGTTTAAATAATGCTTTTCAAAACAATTGAATTAAACATACATGATTTAAATTTAAAAAGTGTTAAAGATGCTATTAATGATATAATCTATAAAAAATATTGGGATAAAAAAAGAGAAGATTATGAAACTTCCGTACAAATGAATCATCGTATAACTTGGATAAATAATGATTTTTGTACATTACGAGACCTTGCGGAAATAAATAATACTACAAAATCATATTTAGAAAATATTTCTGCTAATGTTTGTTGGTTAGATATTAAACATGATTTATTGATTTTGTATGATAAACGAGATGAATTAGAACGAGAGGAAGAAAGAATAAATGCAGTTAATACACAAATTGAAACTTGGAAGCAGAGAATTGGTAGTATTAGATATGATTTAAATAAATTAGCAATTAGAAAAAAAGAAATTTATGATTTAATTAATAATACTAATGATGAGAAAAAATTAAAAAGATTATATAAAGAATTAGAAAATATAGGGAATAGAGAATCACAATTAAATAAAGATATGGATACTGCACAGAAAAATCAGAGAACTGCATTATGTTTAACTAATAATTATAAGGACACTACTCCAGATAAATTGGAATTAGAACAAAAAGGTGAATTAAACTTAAATGCAAAAGTAACTGGTGATTTAACATTAGCAGAAGAAGAAGCCAAAGCCGATGAATATTTTAAACAATTAGAAAAAGAAATGCAATTAAGAGGCAAAATATAATGGACATTACAAACACTACAAACTGGAAAAAAATATGGGAAGAGCAAAGAAACCATTTCTATGCCACTATTTACAATAACTATTTCATACCCGAGAAACCATTCGGAAAACAAGTTAAATTCCTTATTTACCAATCAGAAGAAATGTTATTCGGTGGCAGAGCCGGTGGTGGGAAAAGCAGTAGTCTTTTAATGTCTGCTTTACAATATGTTGAGGAAAAACATATTCCGGAAGGCGAAAACAAGTTAAACTATAATGCACTTATTATCCGTAGAACTTTGGAAGATTTGGATATGCCAAATGCGATAATGGATAGGGCTAAACAATGGTTATTACCAAAAGAAGATAGTGGTTTGGTTGTTTGGAAAGAACAGAAGAAAAGATTTATTTTTAGTAGTGGTGCGACATTAACTTTTCGGTATTTATCCCACGATAAACATTTAAACAGTTATCAAGGTGCAGAGTTGCAATTTGTTGGTTTTGATGAATTAACACAGTTTCCGGAGAACCAATATAATTACTTGCATTCAAGACTTCGTAAACTTGAAAATAATGACATACCTATTCGTATGCGAGGTGCTTCAAATCCGGGAGGTATAGGACACGATTGGGTTAAAAAACGATTTGTGGATAAGAAAAGTAGGTTGCCGTTTATTTCTTCTGCTTATACTGATAATATGTATTTAAATCACGAAGAATATTCAAAGCAGTTGGATAAACTTGATGAAGTAACCAGACAACAATTAAAATACGGTAACTGGGACATCATAATAAAAGATGGATTATTAATGAACATCGACCAATTTAACAACAGTAAAATACCGTATGTTATGTTTAAGGATTGGAATCCTGTTTATTGTGCTATTGGTATTGACCCCGCAAGTACGGGTACTGATAAATTCAGTATGGCTTGTTTATGTTATTTTGATAATAATATGTTGGGTTTAGTGGATTTGTATAGTACACCATCTGCTTCACCGGAAGAGGATTTACGGGATTTCCTTATTCGTAATCGTAGATATATGCCTCGTGTTGTTAATTTTGAACGGGAAGCAGGTTCATCAAGTCATTATGCTTTGCAATACTGGGAAGATATTCTCGCTGATTTGATGGTGGATATGGGTTTTTATGTGAAAGATACAACTGCTTCCAGTACCGGCAGCAAATATAATCGTGCTTATCCACATGCTTATCATATAAGGAATGGAGGTATGTTTGTTAATGCTGATATTAGGAGTTATAGTGTTGGTGGGGAGTTGTATTCGCCGGTGGATAGTCTTGGTCGGCAGTATGTTTATTTGCATCCGGATAAGGAGGTGATGAAGGAGTATCCTTCGCCTGATGAGTGTGATAGTGTGGGTTATGCTTTTAGTGAGGTTGCGGGTGTTGTTGGTGGTTTGGGTGTTTCTGCTCCTTGATCTATTTTTTTTTTAATTTTAGGAGTAATACTTTTATGGTGGTTTTGTATTACTGTTTT